TCTCGTATGAGAAGTGAAAAATACACATATCAAATAACAACTAACACAAACAAAAAATATGTTGTTAACGGACTAGAATTTAAAACACTCTGCAAAGAAAAGAATTGGAACTATAATACATTACATTGGAAACAAAGTATGGGAAAATACATAAACAGAGGCAAACATAAAGGTTTTATAGTAGAACAGTTAAGCACCTATAAGGAGGCGGCATAAAATGGTAAGACTGAACGAATTCAATCAGATAGAACAAGAACCTACTTTAGATTACGATCTATTAGATGATATGTACTTTTACATGATTAACGATGATGATTTTTATAGAAAAAATTATTACCCTACAATGAACAAGTGCAAACAAACAGGCGATAATGAAGCAGTTATGCCTTTGATAGATTCGTGCATCAAAGAATATTGCACAAAATACAAGATTCCAAAACAGATAGCAGATCAAATAACTACACAAGATAAAACTTTGCTGATGCAGAGAATAATGGATTCTGAAAAAGAAAATGGAGAGTAATCATGTTGATTACCGAGATAGTAGAAGCACCAAATAAAACTGCTGTATTTGCCTTTGGCAGAATGAATCCTCCAACAGCAGGACACAAAAAAATAGGTGAAGTTGTCAAAGCACAGATAGGCGACCCTTATATCTTTATAACACATACTCAAAATGAAAAAACTGATCCATTAACATTTGCACAAAAATTAACCTTTGCTCAAAAAATGTTTCCAATGATCAAAGTAGGAGACAAGTCGGTGAAAACATGGGTTGAAGCAATGAAAAAATTAGAACAAATGGGATATACAGATATCACATATGTAGCAGGTTCAGACAGAGTAAATCAATTCAACGAACTGTTAAACAAGTACAATGGTAAAGAATATAACTTTGATTCAATCAAAGTGGTTAGTGCAGGTGAAAGAGATCCAGATGCACAAGGTCTTGAAGGCATGAGTGCTTCAAAAATGCGTGATTTAGCCGCTCGTGGAGACAAAAGAACTTTTATAAATGCTGTGCCTATAGACCCTAAAACAGCAGAAGAAATGTATAATCAAGTGAGAACAGGGCTCAAACTAAACCCTATAACTATTTAGAACAGTATAAATATGAACATAAGCGATTTAAAACGTTTGGCAGGCATTGGCACAGAGGGTAATGAACCGTCCATGGGCGAAAACATTAGTCAGACTGCTACTGCTTTAAAGCAAAAGGAAAGAAAACTAGGCTTAAAACCCGGAGATCCGGATTGGTTTAAATTATGGTTTTCCAAACCATACATGACTGGACCTGTACAGTTTAGAGGTAGAAAGAAATGAAATTAAGAGATTTATTTTTAGTAGAATTTAAAATAGCAAATCAACCTGATCCCACAGACAGAGAAGATTACAAAGCCAAAATGGCTTCACTACAAGACATTCAAAAAGATCCTAGAATGAGTGATGCTAGAACACAAGCAACAATAGCCAAAAGAAAAGAAGAATTACATAGATGGGCTGAGAAAAATTTAAAAACAGAAGACAACGTTCAAGAAAGAATGCCAGCATCAGTTATCAAAAGCAAACAAAGATATGCTGACATGACTGATCAAGAACTGGCAGATAGATTTAAAGATTCAGACGAAAAGACTTTGAGACAGATGGCGTGGAGACACGGCTACGGTAACATGAGTTCACACTATTTTGATAGAGTTCAAAAAGGCAAATCTCAAACAGAAGACGGTGTACAAGCAACTGACTTAAAAAGAATGGGTGCTGAAGTTAAGTCGTTGTATGTTCATAAAAATGGAAAAACCATAATGATTCCAGCAGAACGTGAAAACGATTTTATTCAAAAAGGATACAAGAGATCAGCATTGAGAACAGAAGACAACATGGGCTTTAGTGATAAAGAAATTAAAATGGCGTATGGGGTTTTAAACAATCCTAAATACAAAGGTGGTAACATGACAGGTGCTGTTGAAGTGATTAACAAAATTGCTCCTGGACTAGCAGATCACCCCAGTGTTGCAAAAGCACTACAAACAACCAACGAAGGATCCATGGTTGTGGACAAAACAGCATTTGTACAAATATTAGCCAACAAAATTAAAGAACCTCAAAAAGGACATGGCAAACCTGAATACGACAACAGACTGTTGGCAAAGATGTATCAATTGATCTCTGGACAAGATGTAGAGTTTGATGGAGATAAATTCACAGTGCAAGTCAGCAAAAAAGAATCAGCGGTGCAGGAAGACCTGGACTACAGAAGCGAGGACATCCTAAACAAGGCAGGATTTGATCCAATGAAAGCAAAAGAATACATGGCGGTGTTCAATGACCACGGTGACACGTCAGACCTAGAGCAGATGAACATGGACAAAGTTGGACTGGCAGATGCGATGAGCATGGTGTTGGCATCACATGGCATACAGAACGAATCAACTAATGAAGAAACAGTTTCAGAAGATGCACCGTTTGGATCAGGTATGGACCTTGTGAGACTGGCTGTGATGAGAAAATTCATATCAGCAGAAGAATACACGGCTTACGCAAAAGAATTAAAAGCGGCAGGAGAGGAAGTAGAACGAAATTATGATGACTGGCCAGATGGAGAAGGATTTGGTTCATCTGATGGAAACTTTGCTATCAAAGATTTAATGACAACAGCAGGCTACGAGTTTGACGAGCAGGACACAGGTGGTAAGTTCATAGTCACAAGGATGCCTGAGAAATTGGAAAAGATGGGCATTAAGAATGTGAGAATGAAAGATACAGTCGCAACTGAAGATTCAGTTAAAGAAGGTGCTAATATGATTCCTTATTTTAAAACTGAAAAAGATTTTGATGGCGAAAAGCATACTGTGTATGAATTCCCAATGGCGTGGGCAAAAGATAAAGAGTTGGACACTCCTTACATGAGTAATGCCAGCATGAGAGAATTTTTAACTGGTCTGGGTTACAGTGCAGATTTTGAAGAAATGAGTGCTGTGCCTGTGGAAGAATTTATTGGTGTAACAACTCAGTGGTTGAAAAAACACATAGACAAACAATCACCAAAACAAGACACCACCGTGGACAAAGAACCAGGTGGTCCTACAATGATATCGGGTGGAAAACCTGAAGGTCACATGAACCAACAGGTTAAACTCCACAACGAACTTGCCAGAAAAATCAAACAACGATACCCAGAAGTTACACATTTAGGTTTTAATTAATGCGTATTTTGGAATTAGATTCCAATATTGACAAATACAACAAAAAGTTGTATAATGAAGATATGGAAACGAAACCAATTGTATATTTAGACATGGATGGAGTTATGGCTGACTTCTTTGGTGGTATTGAAAAATTGTACGGTGTTAAACACTGGAAAGAACTTACATCGGACAGAACTAAAGATTTAAAAGCAGATGTGATCAAACGAATCACAGGCACAAACTTTTTTGAAACTTTACCAAAAATTGCAAGTACAGATCAATTAATTAAGATGGTGAAAGATTTCACAGATGGAACTTTTTCAATTTGTTCTTCACCATTAAGAGGAGACAATGAGAATTCAGCAAAATGGAAAAAGGTTTGGATCAGTAAAAATATTGAACAACCTGAGGAAATAATTATTACTGGTAGAAAAGAATCTTATGCTGTAAACAAACAAACCAAACAGCCCAACATACTGATAGACGATAGACCTATCAACATACAAAAATGGCAAAGTGCTGGTGGCTTTGGAATACTGTATCAAGCAAACAAAGATTCGTTAAGTAAAGTTAAATCAGAATTGGAAGCATACACAAAACAACATCAAACAAAACAAGAAGGTGTTGGAATCATTACTAAACAGAACACAACCGCAGATGTAAAGCCAGGCGAAACACAACGTCAAGCGGCAAAGTTTGGATTCAAAATAGACAAAAAAGGGCATCCACCTAAACTGAGATGAAGATAAGAGACATCATTACTGATTGGATTATCATGCCTCAAACAATTAAGCCGCAAGGATTAATACATAAAAAAGGTATAGGCCCTAATAATAGATTTGGTTTTAAAAATGTGGGTAATAATAAAGCCAACGAGAATTTTGCTGATGGCCAAGTAAAAGGCAAAAGCAGACCAGGTAGAGTAAAGAAGTCAGGTGCCAGTTGCAATGGTACAGTAACTTCATTGCGTAAGAAGGCTAAAAACGCATCTGGAGAGAAGTCTAAAATGTATCATTGGTGTGCCAACATGAAGAGTGGTCGTAAAAAAGGTTAAATACATACAAATAAACAAAAAAGGAATAAAATGGCTGAATTTTTAAATAGATTAATCAATGCACGTGATACAAGAGAAGGTTGGTGTAAAGAAACTGCTTCTTCAATATTATCATTAAAAAGCAGATTTGAATCTGACAGTATTACACAAGAAAAATATGTAGAAGGTTTAGATGCATTAACATCTGGCGACTCTGCGGTTGGAGCAGGCGGTAGTTATGAAGAAAGAGCAATCATTGATAATGCTATTGCACATCTAAAAAACTTATTATAGTATCATGCGTTACAAGGATTTCAAAATGGTAGAAGCCCGTGTGGACTATCATTATGGGCTGGATCCTGAAATGCTGGTATATACTCACAAAGTGGGAGATATATACGGTAAGAAGAATCTTAAAGTGCCTCATGCCAAATATTCAACATCCAAACGTGTAAAGAATTTACACAAACACGGTAAATAACATTATGCGTATCAGAGACATTATATCAGAAGTAGCATCTGCAGGAGCCACGTCGGCTGGCAGTGTTGCATCAGTGGCTAATCCACACATAGCAATAGGCAACAAAAAAGCACGTGATGCCTATGGCAAAAAAGGTGCTTCATCAATGCCACCCAAAGCAAAAATGCAGAAACCAACTGACAATGCTCTAGATATGAAAGGTACCTCAGTTTTTGGTGCTCCAATAAAAAGATAAATATTACTATGAAACATTCAGATTTAACAAAAAAAGACGTTGCTAAAGAAGGCAAAATGCCACAAGCGGCTATTGACGCATTAGCAAAGAAGAACGGCAAAAGTCCTAAAAAAGATTCTAAAAAAGACGTACAAACAGAAGACCTAGCACTGATGGCTCAAAAAGTAGAGCAAGATCATGAAGTGCAGATGGCAAGATCAGATTTGTACAAAGCGGCAAAATATTCAATCAAACTGCATGACATGTTGAAAAACGTATCTGAACAACAAGGTTTAGAAGGTTGGGTACAAGCAAAGATCACCAAAGCGGCAGATTATCTAAGTTCTGTAAAACATTACATGGAATTTGAAATGATGTCTGGAACAGATTCTGCAATGGCTGATCCAATTGGCACAAATGAAGCAAAAGGTATGTGCGAACATTGTGGTTGTATTATTAAAAGTCCAAAGCCAGCATGTAAATGTTCACATGATGCACACAACTATAAAGAATCACTAGCAAATAAACTTGAATCTAAATTAAAAGAATCCGCAAAAACTTGTAAAGAGTGTAATAAACCAACATGGGAAACACTGGGCGAAGCAGAAAAGCAAAAAGGTGTAGATGGTAAAGTATGTTGGAAAGGTTACAAGCGAATGGGCACCAAGAAAAAAGGTGACAAAACAGTAGACAACTGCGTTCCAATCAAGAAAAAATAAAAATCCAATAAATACACACAGTTATTATTTAAACCATGAGAGGGCTGTGTCTTGAACTTTGTTGCAAATATACCATACATCAAATGTTGGATCAAAAAAGAATACGTACACGACTTTCAACGTGGGCATGGTGAATTCATTGAAGCAGTTCTTATAGCAGTCAAATCAGTACAGGGTAGAGCGTTGATGTTCGAAGCATATTTGCCAGAGTATGGTGCCTGTTATGACAAGTTTCCAATATCAGCATTTGTGTGGCACACAGACATCAAAGAAGAAGATCAACTTCCGCTAGGTACACTTGAACTTTGGGATTCATTCAGTTCCAATATACAAGTATGGACCAAAGCCATGTTGAAAAATTGTGATGTGGAAATTATGTTGAAGGGTGGCGACAGAATAAAAGGTGAATATTTGTTCACCATTGATGCTTGTCATGGAGATCCCAACACAGTCAACACCGGAGTATCCGAAGTGCCCAGCGAGCACAAACAACACAACTTTGGTAGGCTGGAAAACGGACAATACTTTGCACAACCAAACAACAGAATGCTTTGGTACGAACAATCATTAACAGCATCTGAATTAAAAAAACCAGACTTCCAAGTCAGCACCAAAGAGTTTTTCTGTGAAAACGAGAGCACAGTAACTTTTGGTGACTCCGACGATTACTTCTACGAAGAAAAAGACAGCCCAGCCAAAAAATAGACTTGACTTTTTGAAAAAGATTAAGTATAATTAGACTTTACGCGGCACAAGTCGCCCATATAAAATACAAGGAGAACAGAATGTCGGCAAGAACATACGGACCAGAAGAACAAGCAAAACTTAAAAGAATTATTGACGAAGGAGCCAATGTGCTACGCGAAGTTGAAGATTTAAGTGGAGGCTTAAAAGATACTGTGAAAGCAGTGGCAGAAGAATTAGAAGTTAAACCATCATTGATTAATAAAGCAATTAAAATTGCACACAAAGGTGAATGGCACAAATATTCTGATGATTTTGATTCATTAGAAAACCTAATTATTGCAGTTGGCAAAGACAAATAAAATAGTCGGATACTTCAAAGAGTCATACAAGCAAGACAAATTGTGCTTTTGGTTAGAAATGATCAGCACACTTGTGAATATTATTGCAAGTATGACGTTGGCACTCAATGCCACCAACCCTGATATGCGTATGGTCTATCCATTTTTTATAATAGGTTCAGCATTAGCCATATTCACTTTTTACAGAAGAAAATTAGTCTGGCCCACAATGTTGGTTAGTTATTTCCTTTGCATGAATATTCTTGGGTTTGGTATAGCAATGAGGTATTGGTAATGAAATATATGGTTGACATTGACGGAACAATTTGCTATAATGAAAACAGCAACTATGTAGACAGTAAACCAGACCTTGTTCGCATAGCAAAACTAAATGCACTGTATGATAAAGGACACGAAATTCATTATTGGACAGCAAGAGGTGGTAACTCAGGCAAAGACTGGACTGAACTTACACATCAACAACTAAAAGATTGGAATGTTAAACACAGTTCAATCACAATGAAAAAACCAGTTTATGATGTCTGGATAGACGATAGAGCCATAAATGCTACAGACTTTTTTGGCGGTTATGAATTAAGGAGCAAAGATGAAGGGATTTAAAATACCACACGTAATATTTAGAGTAAGAGACGGCGATATTGCACCAGATGGTGGATGCACATTTGAAGAAGGTTGTTGGTCTGACAAAACAACTCAAGACTATTTTGCAGGTAAAAGAGTTGTGCTATTCAGTTTACCAGGAGCATTTACTCCAACTTGCACATCAAAACAATTGCCAGGATTTGAATCAAATGCAGACAAAATTAAAAGCATGGGTATTGACGAGATTTATTGTTGTTCAGTGAATGATTCATTTGTGATGAACGCATGGGCAGATTCATTAAAATTAAAAAATGTTAAAGTGATTCCAGATGGTTCAGGTAATTTCACAAGATTTATGGGAATGTTGATTGGAAAGAACCACGTAGGGTTTGGAAATAGAAGTTGGAGATATATGGCAGTGATCAACAACGGTGTTATAGAAGCATGGTGGCAAGAGCCAGGCATAAACAACGATGGCGAGGACAGCGATCCTTATATTGAATCTACTCCAGAAAACATGATGCATTATTTAAAATTTCAAACTAGCCCTGTTTCAGACATGAACACAATGGTAGGGATTGACGTTGAATCTTTAGAAAATGAAGTTTAATGAGAATTGATTATAACATACATTTAGATTATTCAGACGTATTGCTACAACCTAAAAGATCCACATTAAATTCAAGACGTGACGTTGACATTTTAAGAAAATTTAAATTTAGAAATAGTGGTAAAGAATTATCATATGTTCCTATTGTAGCATCTAATATGGATGGTGTAGGAACTTTTTCTATGGCAAGAGTGCTACAAGAATATAAAATGCTTACAGTAATTAGAAAGCATTATACATTAGATGATTGGAAGCAGGCGGCAGGCACAGGACTTAAATTTAAATATGTTTCTGCCTGTGTAGGCACTGGAGCAATACACAACCAAGATGCTACAGATTATCAAACATTAAAACAAGTGATGTCAGCATTTCCTGATATACCTTGTATAACAATTGATGTTGCGAATGCTTATCATGAATCATTTGTAGACTTTGTAACAAAAATTAGAGAAGAATATCCAGAAAAAATAATCATTGCTGGTAATGTTGTGACTCCAAACATGACTGAAGAATTAATTATAAAAGGTGCTGACATTGTGAAAGTTGGTATAGGTCCAGGCAGTGTGTGTACAACAAGAACACAAACAGGAGTTGGCGTTCCACAGTTTTCAGCAATTATGGAATGTTCAGATGCCGCAAATGGTGTTGGTGGTCATATTATTGCAGACGGAGGTTGTACACAACCAGGTGATGTTGCAAAAGCATTGAGCGGTGGTGCACATTTTGTTATGCTAGGTGGAATGTTAGCAGGACATGATGAATCAGAATTAGAGTTAAAAGATGGTAAAAGAGTGTTTTATGGCATGGCTTCACAGACAGCATTAAACACACACGGACAAAGAAAAGACGGATATAGAGGCGTAGAAGGCAAAACAGTAACACTAGAAGATAAAGGCCCAGTCAGAGAGACTGTTGAACAAATATTAGGTGGAGTAAGAAGCACCTGTACTTACATTGGAGCAAGAAGAATCAAAGATATGCCTAAAGCGGCACACTTTGTTAGAGTGAACAATGTAATCAATAGAGTATTTGACAGATATGAAACAAATTAATTTATGAAAAAGGTAACAACAGGCAAAAATCTAAAATGGCTAGCAACCGCAGTATTAATCATAGGCACTTTTATAAACGCAGGATTTCCTGAATTATATCCTGTAGGTCCATTGCTTTTGGCTTTGGGTGGAATAATTTGGTTAATAGTATCCTTTCTTTGGAAAGAACCGGCACTGATTGTAACAAATTTAGTATTGACAGCAATGGGTTTCGGAGGTATACTATTATATTATATAAAGTAAGGAAGAATCATCCACAATTGATTTTAGGTATTTTGTCAGCCACAAATGACAAAAAGGAGAATAAATGAGTTACATAGACGGATATTTTGACAGAAACTCTGACATCATAAGAGTTGTTGAACGACAAAACAAAGAAAGGGTATTCAAAGAATATCCAATCAAATACACATTCTATCATGAAGATCCAGGTGGAAAGTTTAAAAGTACCACAGGTAAACCTTTAAGTAGAATTGTTTCAAAGAACACAAAAGATTTTCACAAAGAACTTGCAATTAACAGAAACAAAACATTATTTGAATCTGATATAAATCCTATCTTTCAATGTTTAAGTGAAAACTATCTTAATCAAGATGCTCCTGATTTAAATATAGCATTTTTCGACATTGAAACAGATTATGATCCTGAAAGAGGATTTAGTCAACCCGGTGATCCTTTCATGCCAATCACAGCAATCACCGTTTCGTTACAATGGTTAGGCACTATGGTTACATTTGCCATACCACCCAAAACAATGGGCATAGAAGAAGCCAAAGAAACTACAAAAGGCATAGACAATGTGTATCTGTATAAAGATGAAGCAGATATGATCAAAGCATTTTTAGATATTATTGAAGACGCTGATGTAATATCAGGATGGAATTCAGAAGGTTACGACTTACCATATATCATAAACAGAATTAAAAAGGTAATGAGCAAAGATGACACAAGACGTTTATGTTTGTGGAAACAAATGCCTAAGAAAAGAACTTTTGAAAGATATGGTAGAGAACAAGAAACTTATGATTTAGTTGGCAGAGTACATTTAGACTCATTGGAACTTTATAGAAAATACACCTACGAAGAACGACATTCATATAGATTAGATGCTATTGGTGACCATGAAATAGGTGAGACTAAAACTGTGTATGAAGGAAGTTTAGATCAACTTTACAATCAAGACTTTAGAACATTCATAGAATACAACAGACAAGACGTGGCACTATTGGATAAATTGGATCGTAAGTTAAGATTTATAGCATTATCAAATGAACTAGCACACAGTAACACAGTTTTACTACAAACCACTATGGGTGCAGTTGCAGTTACAGAACAAGCAATTATAAATGAAGCACACAGACGAGGAGTACAAGTACCAAATAGACCAAAAAGAGATGACAACTCAACATCAGCCGCAGGTGCTTATGTGGCATATCCTAAAAAAGGATTGCACAAATGGATTGGTTCGATGGATATTAATTCGCTATATCCGTCTGTGATTAGAGCTTTAAACATGGCTCCTGAATGTGTAATGGGACAACTGAGACCAACATACACAGATGAATACATTGATGAACAAATGACATTACAAAAAAAATCATTTGCAGGTGCATGGGAAAATCATTTTGGATCATTAGAATATGACGCTGTGATGGAAAAAAGAAAAGATATCAGTATTAATGTGGATTGGGAAGATGGAAAAGTAGACATAATGAGTGGTGCTGAAATTTACAAAATGATTTTCGATAGTAATAATCCAATGATGATAAGTGCAAATGGAACAATATTCACAAGCGAGTTTGAAGGTGTAATACCTGGACTACTTGCACGTTGGTATAAAGAAAGAAAAGATATGCAGGCTATGTTGAAGAAAGCCAAAGAAGCAAAAAACGAAGCAGAAATAGAATTCTGGGATAAAAGACAACTGGTTAAAAAGATTAACTTGAACAGTTTGTATGGTGCTATCCTTAATCCAGGTTGTAGATTCTTTGACAAACGTATTGGACAATCAACAACATTATCAGGCAGACAGATATCTAAACACATGGCATCCAAGATCAACGAAGTGATAACTGGTGATTATGATCATGTAGGCAAAGCATTAATTTATGGTGACACAGACTCGGCTTATTTTTCAGCATATGAAGTTCTTAAAAAGGAAATAGATGCGGGACAAATACCTTGGACAAAAGAAAGTGTTGTAAAACTGTATGATCAAGTTGCTGGTGAAGTGAACAATTCATTTAAAAAATTTATGGGACAAGCATTTCATTGTATGAGATCAAGAGCAGAAGTAATTCAAGCAGGTAGAGAAAGTGTGGCAACATCGGGCTTGTTTATCACAAAGAAAAGATATGCCATATTGATTTATGATTTAGAAGGATTTAGAACTGATCAAGACGGCAAGGCAGGCAAAATTAAAGCAATGGGACTAGATTTAAAAAGATCAGACACACCTGTGTATATTCAGAACTTCTTATCTGAATTACTATTAATGGTGTTATCCGATAACACAGAAGAACAAGTGTTGGATAAAATTACACAATTTAGAAATGAATTTAAAACAAGACCAGGCTGGGAGAAAGGATCTCCACGTAGAGCAAACAACATAGGTGAATATTCTAAAAAAGAAGCAAGACTGGGCAAAGCAAACATGCCTGGTCACGTAAGAGCAAGTATTAACTGGAACACACTTAAACGTATGAACAGTGACAAGTATTCGCAAGAAATTATGGATGGTATGAAAGTAATTGTTTGTAAATTAAAAAAGAATCCATTAGACTTTACCAGTGTTGCGTATCCTGTGGATGAATTGCGTATTCCAGAATGGTTTAAAGAATTGCCATTTGATGATGCCACAATGGAAAGCACAGTGATCGATAATAAACTTGGCAACTTGCTTGGAGTATTAGGTTGGGACATTAAGTCAACCGAAAGTAATAACACATTTAACAATCTTTTTGATTTTGGAGGATAGATGTCTACACACGGAATGATAGATTTGGAAACATTGAGCACCAGACCAGATGCTACTTTGTTAACATTGGGTGCTATAAAATTTGATCCTTACACAGATTCAGAACCACACGCAGGATTGTATCTAAGAGTGGATGTTGATGAACAAAGTGCATTGGGTCGACATGTGGATGAAAACACTCTTGAATGGTGGGGTCGACAAGATGAAGAAATTAGAAATGAAGCACTGGGTGATGAAGACAGAATTTCATTAAGCAATATGATAAAACAATTAAACAAATGGTGTGTAGGAGTGGACGAATTATGGTGCCAAGGTCCGCTTTTTGATTATGCCATATTACAAAATTTGTATGCTCAACTAGGGCAACCTTGTCCTTGGAACTATTGGCAAATTAGAGATTCAAGAACTCTGTTCAATATGTTACCAAAAGACCCAAGAAAAGACATACAGATGTCACTTCACAATGCATTGGCGGATTGTTATTTCCAAGCCAAAAGTGTGCAGAAGGCTTATAAACATTTTGGAGTAAAGTCAAGATGGAACAATTAGTAGTTGACTTTTCGACAAAACCTAAATATAATATAACAAACAGGAGAATAAAAAAATGAAAGACATCTTACAAGACATCGTTGCACATACACATTCGCTAGGATTTCTTAGCCTTGTAAAAGTGAGTAACGAAGAACAAACAAAAATAGAAAGTATGGCCGAAGACAGATCAGTTATTCTTTCAGCAAACACAAATACTAAAGTGAACGAATTCGATGGTGTGTTTGGTATGCCTAATTTAGACAAACTGGCTTTACACTTAAAATGTCCAGAGTATCAAAAAGAAGCAAAGATCGAAATCAAATCAGCAGAAAGAAATGGTAAAACTATTCCAACGCATATTCACTTTGAAAATGCAGGCGGAGATTTTAAAAATGATTACAGATTTATGAGTACTGAAATTATTAATGAAAAGTTAAAGTCTGTTAAATTTAAAGGGTCTAATTGGGATATTAATTTTGAACCTAAACTTGCGGCAATACACAGATTGAAATTACAAGCGGCGGCACATGTTGAAGAAACTGTGTTTACTATAAAAACAGAAAACAACACATTGATGTTTTATTTTGGTGATGCTAATTCACACGCAGGATCATTTGTATTTGAATCTAATCTAACAGGTGAATTAAAAAACACTTGGAGTTGGCCGATACAACAAGTGATCAGTATTTTGAGTCTTGACGGAAAAGTTAAAATGAGTATTTCTGATCAAGGAGCAATGCAAATAACTGTGGACAGTGGAATTGGTGAATACAATTACATACTGCCTGCACAAACAAAATAAGGACATATGGCTAAAAAGAAAAAGACTATAAAAAGTAACAAACCAGGTATTGTGGAAAAGATTGGAACATGGCATTCGAAAATCTTTACATATGTGAGTTATAAAGCAAGAACATCAAGACTGTGGGCAATACTGCTCTCTGCATTGGTAATTTATGAGTTGGTTGAGCATTTGGTGTTTCCTTGGTTAGTTCCGCTTTTAGCAATAAAGGCATTTGGATAATATGGAAAAGAAAAACATACCCACTGACAACTTAACTGAAAAGCAAAAAGATTACGCAACTTTTCTTCCTGCTTTGAGCAGTTTTTATGCTAGGGATATTGGTAAAGCAAGACATCAAGAAGACTACATTAAACCTGAAAGAGTTCCACAAAACTTTGAACATGGTGTTGAGGGTATGAATTACTTGAGTTCCAAAGACACTTATTTCTATTACAAGTGGCATTTATATTCGGCGGGTCATGCTGATTTAAATATGGATCACTTTTCTGTGAGGGACGACATCATCAGAAACAGAGATAGAAAAGATAACTGGGTACTAGGTGACTCAGGTGGTTTCCAAATAGGTAAAGGTGTTTGGGAAGGCGACTGGAAAGATGTTAATTGTCCTAAAGCCAAAAAGAAACGTGAACAAGTGTTGGCGTTCATGGATGGCAACATGGATTATGGTATGATATTAGATATACCTGCTTGGGTATCTCGTTCTCCTGCGGGTGCGGCGGCAAGTAAGATCAGTTCATATCAAGAAGCAGTTGATGGCACAAAAATCAACAATGATTACTTTATGAAAAATCGTAACGGTAATTGTAAATTTTTAAATGTATTACAAGGTGAAAACTTTCAACAAGCAGATGATTGGTACACACAAATGAAACACTATTGTGATCCTAAACAATTTCCTAGCACACACTTTAATGGTTGGGCAATGGGTGGACAGAACATGTGCGATATACACTTGGCATTGAAACGTTTGGTGGCATTGAGATTTGATGGATTATTAGAAAAAGGTGTGCATGATGTTATGCACTTTTTAGGAACAAGTAAATTAGAATGGGCAGTGTTGTTAACAGATGTTCAAAGAGCAATTAGAAAATATCATAATCCAAACTTTATGATCACATTTGATTGTGCTTCACCTTTCTTAGCCAGTGCTAATGGTCAAATTTACACTGACATAGAAATTAAAGACAAAAAGAAATGGACATACAGAATGCAACCAAGTGTTGATGATAAAGCATTTTCTTTAGAAACAAAATTATTTAGAGATGCTGTGTTAGAAAAAGGTATATTTGAAAGATTTATGGACAGTCCTATCAGTAAAAGATTGATGCTGAAAGATGTTACCTGTTATAAACCAGGTGATTTAAACAAGATGGGTAATGAAGGTAGAACATCTTGGGACTCATTCAGTTACACACTACAAATGGCACACAATGTGTGGACACATATTTCAGCAGTGCAAGAAGCAAATCGACAATATGATTTAGGTTTAAATCCTAAAATGTTGGTTGAAGAAAAGTTTGATAGAGTTGCTTTTAAAGATATTGTGGATGCCATATTTGCCACCAGCAGTAGAGATGAAGCAAACATGGTAATCGAAGAGTTTTCAAGATTCTGGATGTCAATCATTGGCACTAGAGGAGCAACAGGTAAAAAGACAGTGAATGCAAGTACACAATTTTCTAACCTATTTGAGGAGGCTTAAAATGACAATAAGAAAAAGTAGAAAAGTAAAATCAGTTGAAAAAGAATACAAGTGGTACAAAAGTAAAGTTAATGAAATGGAGTCTGAACGTTCTTATGATAGATCGTGGGGCAGTAAAGAACTTCTTTTAAAATTTAAAAAGATGAAACTGTTTTTAAAAACACAATTAAAGAAAATGCAGGATACATTATAACAATGAAAAGTTTGGTTGTTGGACTAGGATTTGGACAGTTGTACGTTAACATTCTAAAAAGAATGGGACATGAAGTGATTACTGTGGATATAAATCCTAATGCTGATGCAGACTTCACAGAACTTACAACAGCCATAACAGCTCATGCACCATTTGACACTGCTCATATTTGTGTGCCTAATCATTTACACTACAAGACAGCATTAAAATTAGCAGAACACACAAAGATTGTGTTTGTGGAGAAGCCAGGTGTGGAAACAATTAATCACTGGAGATTGCTTACAAACCTAAATAAGTCAACAAGATTTATGATGACAAAGAATAATCAGTGGAGAAACAATATCAAACAGATAGCAGAAAATTGTGAAGCAAGTGATATGATACAGATCAACTGGGTAAACAAAAATAGAATTCCTGGACCAGGAACATGGTTTACAGATAAGAGTAAAGCATTTGGCGGTGTGAGTAGAGATTTATTACCTCACTTAATGAGTATAATGATGTCAGTGAACAAGAACAGTTATCAAGATTTTAAAGTTAGACAGTATCACACAGAGCAACGATGGAACTTGTCGGATTGCACAGGCACAGATTATGGTGTTGTCAATGAAAATGGAGTTTATAATGTAGATGATTCAGCCACTATGGAATTGACAGATGGTAACAAAATCTATATACTGTATGCTAATTGGAAAACTAACTTACACGATGACATGGCTATACATTTTTACAAAGATGGAGAATCACATTTAGCATCAATACCTTTAGGATTATGTCCAGAAGAAGCATATGAAGAAATGATCAAAGACAGTTTAATACATCTAGAAGATGATATGTTTTGGAACAATCAGTTGGAGCAAGATTTATACATACAGGAAAAAATTAATGACAAAAGTACAGATATTATACACTGAAGGTAAAGGTGAATTCAAAGAAGGTGATTTTGAAGTACCTGATATTACCTCTGATCAAATAAGAGTAAAAAGTGTTTTTACTGGTGTGTGTAGAAGTGATATTGATATGATGAATGGAGACTTTGGTCCACTTCCTTTGAACATGCAAGGTCATGAAGGTTTAGGTGAAGTATTAGAAATAGGTAGCGAAGTAAAAGATATCGATGTGGGAGATTATGTTGCAACAAGAGGTGAGCCTGCATATGCTGATCAATACAATGCTGATAAAGGAACTTATGTAAGTGTTCCTGAAGCAGACCCTAAATACATCATAGAACCAGTTGCTTGTGGGTTGAATGTGGTCATGCAAGAAGAATACCAGTTTGAAAAACGTAACAGCAAAGATGCAAGAATTGCCATTATAGGCAGTGGATTTCTTAGTTGGGTTGTGTATCAATATCTAAGTGCTAATTATTTCTTTCAAATAGACGTAATAGGCAGTCACAACAAAGAACGTTGGGGCGACAATTTAAAAGATACATTTGAAGGAATGTATGATATTGTGATAGATTTAAACACCAGAGATGAAGTCTTTGTAAGAGATATCATAAAACCACAAGGATTAATTGTGCTAGGTGCAGAGAAAACAGATAAAATTACAACATCATTTAGCAAACTGTTATGGAATGCTGTCACTGTTGTGTTTCCATCTCCTAGACAAAAAGATTTTCAAAGATGTATGAAGACAGCAGTTAACATGATTGAAAAAGGTGCTTTGAACATAGATAAATTTTGGAGCAAAGGATATAATAGAAAAACAGAATGGCATGATGCTTTTAAAGAAGGCAATCAAAGAATGCCAGGATACAGCAGAGGATACATAGAATGGCTTTAGACACAGCAAAAAGAAAACAGGTAATATACTTTACAGGTACCGAGATAGAAAACACAATAGCAAAAGGTTGGCAAACACTGTTTGTGGTTGGTGTTAGATCCGCTGAAGAAATTGAAAAATTGGCTGTTGGTCACAAAGCAAAACACATATATTTCGGAACTAGTCAAAGTTTTGTTATCAACAACGAACAACAGTTGAAACCGTGGTATGAAATGATCAAATCATTATTGGACAAAGACTTTTGGATAACACTTGATTTTGGTATAGAATATATGGAAACTGTTACAAGTACAGGTTTGATGAGTTATAAAAAATTTATTCCAATGATAAGTGCTAAAATTCCAAATATTTACAAAGTGAATGGCAATGCTACACTTAAAATAGATGATGTTACTTGGGGACATTCAAACACAGGTGTTTGGAGCAGAAATCTAAAAGAAATCACCAAAGATATGCACTATACAGATTGGAAAGAATATGTGGGAGACACAGTAATTGACGTTGACACAGACGAATAAAATTGCTATAATTAGATATGAATAAACATAAAACATTTATATGGGTAACATTTAAAAAAGAAGGCATTCATAAATATCCTGCGGCACTGGAAGATCCAGCACTTGCAACAGGTGATGAATATGATGTATCATTTTTAGGATACCCTCACAGACATATATTTCATTTTAAAGTAGAAATTGAAGTATTTCATAATGACAGAGATATAGAGTTTATACAATTCAAAAGATGGTTAGAAAAACTGTATGCTGAAAAAACATTACAGTTAGATTATAAATCTTGTGAAATGATGAGCGATGACTTGGCAGAAGAAATTGGCAAGAAATATCCTGGAAGAGACGTTATTATTAATGTAAGTGAGGATGGCGAAAATGGGAGTGAGATCATTTATCATAAGGAGTAACACTTGAGTTATATTTCAGGTATTATTGCTTTTATGTGTCTAGTAGGTTACAGTGTAACTGTGCCTCATCCACTAACAGGTGGTAACGAGATGATAAGTGATATCTACTATTATCTTTTTTGCTTATTCGCAGGACTAACAGTTATTTTAGACATGGAAAACAAATGACAATTTATATTGTAGACTTAGAAGCAGTTGACACAAGATACACCAAAGAGTGGAAAACATTCTTGCCTAAACAATTGAAGAAAACAACCAACAGCGAAGTTATCACAATCAATGGAGGAGATACTCCACAAGCAACTACACCTGGAGCATTTTTAAACTTTGGTGGCACTAATGTTTACAAAGCCAATCAAATGCAACAGATAGGTAAATTGTTCTGCGATGGCAAAATAAAAGATGGTGATTACTTTTTGTACACAGATGCATGGAATCCCACAGTGTTACAATTAAAGTATATGGCAGAACTGTTAAAAGTAAAAATTAAGATAGGCGGTATGTGGCACGCCGGTTCATATGATCCGCAAGACTTCTTAGGTAGACTGATTGGAGATAAACCTTGGGTAAGAAACACAGAACAGGCAATGTTTGATACATTTGATCACAATTTCTTTGCTACACAATTTCATATTGATTTATTTTCTAAAACATTTACACAAGCCAAAGACAATGATAAAGTTGTAAAAGTAGGTTGGCCCATGGAGTATATGGAACACACTTTGGATATGTATCAGAACATGGAGAAGAAAGATATTATTCTTTTTCCACACAGAATGGCTCCTGAAAAACAACCTGCAATATTTCAAGATTTAAAAAACTCTTTACCACAATATGAATTTGTGGTTTGTCAGGAAAAAACTTTATCTAAAAACGAATATCATAACTTGTTAGGAGAAGCAAAATTAATGTTCAGTGCTAATCTACAAGAAACATTAGGTATCAGTTGGTATGAAGGTGCTATACTTGGAGTTATTCCAATGATGCCTGACCGATTAAGTTACAAAGAGATGGCACTAAATGAATTCTTATACCCAAGCGAATGGACAGAGAATATGGAAAGTTACAGAAAACACAAAAAACAGTTGATGGCTAAGATAGATGATTACATGGAAAACTATTCAAAGTATGCTCCTGCTGTTATAAAACAAAAAACAAAACTGAAAGAACAATATTTTTCAGGCAATAAACTATATGGAGTTTTATCAAATGGCTAAAAAAGGACGACCACCAGAACAACAAAATAATCTAGCATCTAACGGTATTTACGTGTTAATGGAAGACATCACAATGGAATCTTGTAGAAGTTGCATTCAGTGGATTATGAATCACAATCTAGCAGACACAAGATTACCACAACTAACTTTGATAATTAATTCACCTGGTGGAGATGTACACGCCGCATTTGCATTGATTGATACAATGAAAGCGAGTACTATACCAATTAAAACTGTGGGATTAGGATTAATTGCATCATGTGGATTTTTATTATTCATAGCAGGTAAAAAAGGTTCAAGAATATTGACACCTAATACTGCAATACTATCACACCAATACAGTTGGGGCAGTGCAGGTAAAGAACACGAACTGTATGCAAGAGTTAAAGAATTCGAATTGAGTACAAAACGAATGATTGAACACTACAAAAAATGTATAGGCATGAATGAAAAACAGATTAGAGAAATTTTACTGCCACCACAGGATGTGTGGTTAGATGCCAAAGAAGCAAAAAGACTTAAGATTTGTGATAAAGTAGAAGAGTTATACTAATATATCCTTAAAGGAGTTAAATTTATATGACAATTAGTAAAAAACAAGAAAAAGAAATATGGAGTGTTGATTCCAAATCACTCACTAATAGTTCAACAGGACCGGTTGTGAGTTATTCAACAGATTCCTCATCATTCACACTCACAGAACCAATTGACTTTGGTGCAGATGCAGGAAAAGGTTTTGAAAATATGAAGTTTGACGATTTCTTACCTGGTAAACCTTTTGAAGACACAGTACCAACTTTAGAAACTATAGATAAAGTGTGTGACGATTATCCTTCATTACAAATAGCATATGAAAAATTCAAGAACGTTTGGAGAATCTGTTACACAGATTATTGTTCTAAAAACCCAGATGAAGAAAACTACTAATGGACAATAAAGTTTATTTTACAATGATACAGGTTCGAAACGGCATGGATAAAATCTGTGAGCAAATGGGTAAAGATGGATTTGAACCTGATCTTGTTATGGGTATCAACAGAGGTGGATGTATTCCTGGTGTGTATATGAGTCATCGATTGCATATTCCACACGAAGTATTAGACGTTAGATTGAGAGATCATAAAGCAAAACCAGATTTATCTAATCTAGAAAAAGCCTATGCATTTCAAAAAAAAATATTAATTATTGATGACATTAATGATTCCGGTAGCACATTCAAATTCATTCGTGAAAATTTTGGTGGAGAAGACAGAGTAAAAACAGCCGCAATCATACACAATAAGCCAAGCAAGTTTGACACATTGGATTATTGGTGCTATAATATAAACAAAGAAGAAAATCCACAATGGATTGTATTTCCTTGGGAGCAATGGTAATGATAGAAGTAGACACATTAGAAAAAGCAAAGAAAGACGGAAGAGCACCTTGGTCAGATGTGGTGTATGATTTTAAAGACATGATGTGGTACAATGACGGATATCCAGTTACAGAAGGACATTCTTTAATAGTACCCAAAGAAGCAACACAAGAAAGACTTATTAGATGTGTTGAACTTGCAATTAAAATAGGCAATGACAATGTTGCCAAAGGTGTTGTTGACGGATACAATGTTGGGATCAATGTTGGTGAAGCGGCAGGACAAACTGTGATGTATCCACACGTTCATCTTATTCCTAGGAAAAAAGGTGATTGTGAAAATCCCAAAGGTGGTGTAAGGAATGTTATACCCAGCAAAGGGGATTACACAAAAAATGAATAATGAACCATTTATCAAAGTTTATGATGATCTAATACCTGCTTATTTGCAAGATCATCTTGAGTTAATTACATTAGGTGTTAAAAGCAAAGGTGAAGAGTTCATTGACCCCAGTGTTGATTTTAAATGCAAGTATGAAATAACTGCTAAAGAAACAAATCAACCGCCATTGAGTTTTGTACATTTGCTTAAATCACATACATCGATCAGTAAACACCTTGACAATTTCGGAATGGTGGCTCAGGCTTTGTGCAATGTGAATGATTTAATATTGCAAAATATTATGTTGGCAAGAGTGTTTATCACAGTGCCACACCAAACAGAACTAACACACTATGCACCTCACATTGATATAGAAGTTGAACACATGGTTGTGATTTATTTTGTTAACGATGCTGATGGTGATACAGTATTTTTTGACAATGATGGAAAAATTATAAAATCCGTTGAACCAAGAAAAGGTAGAGCAATTATCTTTGATGGTAAAATAAAGCATGGAGGTGGGATTCCTAAAAATGGCCCACGTTGTATTGCAAACTTTGATATAAAGGTAAAACAATGAGTAGATCACTTTTTATAGGCGATAGCCACACAGTAGGATATAAAACCATCGAAGGACAAGTAGGTCCGGGTAGTTTTACATTTTGGAACGATAACAATTATGCAGTAAAATATTCTGAAATACACAACAAAGACATTGTGATTTACGCACAACCAGGTGCAACTAACAACTTGTACACAATTTGGTTGGCTAATATGTTTTCTAAATATAACGATATCGACGAAGTGTTTATTTGTTTGGCTCCGTTGAATAGAATAGAATTAAGTTTTGATCCAGACTTACAACATGAAGCAGGTCCATTAGATCAATTCACATACGAACATCCAGAATCAACTGAAAATGTTAGAAAATTTTCTGATCAACCTGTCGCAGGAAACACTGTGCAGATATTACAGAAGCCTGTGGGAGATGATTATAAAAAAATACCAAGTATTGGCTTTTCAGCAGAACATGGGTTGACATCACCTGATCTAAGAAAAGATCCTTATATGTCTGTAAAATTGTTTTACGAGTGTAACACTATAATAGAAAAAAGAGAATTTTTAAAAAATATGTATATGTGGGATAAGATGTGTACAGCAAATAACACAAAGTTGTATGTGTTTAATTTTAGAAGCAGAGGTGTGTGGCCCAGTGAGTCAGATTATTTTGGTAAAATTGATACCCTGAAAAGAGCTGAACAGAGTGTGGAACAACATCTAAATACATTAGGACACAAAGCAGAAGATTATTTTATTGAAGACAAAGAACATTTTAACAATCAATATCATACAATAATAGCAACAGAATATTTGAAATGGCTAAAAGAATATTAATAACAGGCGACAGTTTTGGTTGTGAATGGCCCGGTGGTGAAGGTATCGGTTGGCCTTTGATATTATCCAAAACTCATGCTGTGAACAATTTAGCACAGGCTGGTGTGGGAGAATATAAAATACTGAAACAATTACATGATTTAAGTGCTCATGATTCATATTGGGTTAACAATTATGATTGTGTTATTGTGTGTCATACTAGTCCTAGCAGAATACACACACCTAAACATCCTGTACACAAACAAGGGTTACATAAACATTGTGATTTGATATACTCTGATTTACACGATAAAGTTGATTGGTTCAATCCAGGGTTGAAAACTGCTAAAAATTGGTTTTATCATCATTACGATGATGAGTACCAAAAAGATCTATATCAAATTTTACGTGAAGAAATAAACAGATTCATACCAATTCCATATTTGGCTGTGGACAATTTTAGTATCAGTAACCAATTTTCTTTTGAAAAGAACACATTAGATTTAACAGATATTTGGCATGAACATAGAGGTGAAATTAATCACTACACTGAAGAAGGAAACCAAATTGTTCTTAAACAAATCATTGACAAATTAGATAAAATTTGTTAATATAGTAATAACATAGGAGAAATAAAAATGGCAAGTAGACAACACATATATGATGCACTTGTGGCACACGCCAAAGGACATATAGAAAAACACAAAGCCAATGTTGAAATATACATGGAGAAGGCTGTGGGAATTGGTGAACACGGAGACATTCTTGAAACTATAGAAAAAGAATTAAAAGTGATTGCTGAATACCATGATCAATTAGAAGTATTAGAAACATACATCAAGAGGGATTAATGAAAGCATCTGAACGAATAAGACAAAGGCTTAAAGAAAAAGACGTTAGATTTCATAGCAATGACAATATTGCTGATTTTGTAGAACAAGGCGAGTTGGAAGAACTTCAGAAAGAAGTTGAAGATTCATTTTCAGGAGTACTCGATGCATTAGTAATTGATACTGAAAATGATCATAACACAAAAGAGACTGCAAGACGTGTTGCTAAAATGTATATAAAAGAAATATTTGGTGGTAGATTTGTTCAACCGCCTAAAATTACTTCTTTTCCTAACATGGGTTATAGAAGTTTATACACAAGTGGTCCAATCAGTGTTAAATCGACTTGTGCCCATCATTTTCAGAATATTGTAGGTAAGTGTTGGATAGGTGTTCTTCCAGAAAAAGAAGTTATTGGATTATCTAAATTTAATAGATTAGTTCATCACATTGCTGAAAGACCTCAAATACAGGAAGAAATGACAACACAGATTGCTGAAGCATTACAAAAATATGCAAAGACTCCAAATGTGGCTGTACTGATCAAAGCAGAACATCATTGCATGACACACAGAGGTGTAAGAGAACATGAATCAGATATGACAACTGCTATCATGTTGGGTGCGTTTGATAAACATGCTCCTCTTAAGAAAGAGTTCTATGATATATGTTTGAGCATGAAAGGTCATAACTAAATCAATGAGTAGTAAACTTCGATATTCAGAAGCATTTTATTCCATACAAGGCGAAGGACGTTTTGTTGGAGTACCCAGTGTGTTCTTAAGAACATTTGGCTGTAATTTTCGTTGTATGAACTTTGGGTTAGATAAAGAACCAAACAGAGCAGAAAAACTTAAACAAGGAATAAAATACAATCCAGAAGTTAAGAAGTTGTTAGATGAAGGGATTACTGACAAGGTGGATAAGTTTGAGGACTTGCCAATAATTCATACAGGCTGTGACACTTATGCCAGTATCTATCCTGAGTTTAAAAAGTTTATGATGGATAAAACTGTTGACGAGGTTGTGGATCATATATTATCATTAACTCCAGAAGGCAAGTGGACTATGTCTAATGGACAAGATGTACACTTTATTTTAACAGGCGGTGAACCTTTGTTAGGATGGCAAAGAACATACATCGAACTATTTGAACATCCAAGAATGAAGGATTTAAAAAATGTTACTTTCGAAACAAACACAACGCAGACTTTACATAAGGATTTTGAAGACTATCTTAGAAAACAAAACAGATTCCAAGTCACTTGGTCATGCTCTCCAAAACTTTCCGTATCAGGTGAACCTTGGGACACTGCTATCAAACCTGAAATTGCTAGGTCTTATAATGGGATTCCTAATAGTGAAATGTATTTCAAATTTGTGGTTGCTGATGCTTCCGATGTTGATGAAGTTGCACAAGCAGTTGCCGAGTTCAATCAAGTGGGAGTCAACGTTCCCGTTTATGTCATGCCATTGGGAGGCAGATCAGAAACATACACACTCAACACAAAAAGAGTTGCCGAATTGGCAATGGCAAGAGGATGGAGATACACTCCAAGACTACACGTCGACATATTCGGAAATGCCTGGGGGACTTGATAAAATAAACAAGGAAAAAATGGAGAATAATAATGGACATCATTAAGAAAATTAAAGAAGTAAAGGACAAGTTTATTAAGAAGAAAGAAACAACTTCTAAAGAAACTGGTAAAAATCCAAAGTTAGATGCATTAATGAAAGAAAAAGAACAAGCAACAGCAAAAGGTGAACCTTGGGTTGCTGTGTTAGACACAAAAATTAATGGAGACAACATAAGAAACGGGTTCTTTGAACTGGATTGGAACAATGAGTTTATCGAGAAATTGTTAGATGCAGGCTACAAAGGAGAATCAAATGAACAAATAGTAGATGGTTGGTTCAGAACAATAGCTCAAAATATTCTTGATGAAGAAGGTTTAGATCCTACAAGAGGTGCTGGATACATTAATACTAAAAATTTAAGTGAAGATAAATCAGAAATAAGTTAGGAGATAATATGACAGACTCAGAAGAAAAACAAAGAGCACTAGACGCCTCAATGGAAAATGAGAGTGTGGGACACCAAGAGAACTATGCCCCAACTGTACAGATATCTCTTAAGGAATACGACAAACTTAAAGAGAGAAGCAAGTACATCACAGACAGAGATCTAATTGGTTGTATAGACAAAATAGAAGAACTTGTCAGAGCATTAAGAAAGCACATTGTTAGAACAGATATCGAGTAATGAATTATATAATTGTAGACACAGCCAATACATTTTTTAGAGCCAAACACGCAATACAGAGTGATTTGGATTCTAAGGTAGGAATGGCTTTACATATCACATTAAACAGTGTTCGTAAAGTATGGCAGGATTTTAAAGGTGACCATGTTGTATTTTGTTTGGAAGGTAGAAGTTGGCGTAAAGACTTTTATGAACCTTATAAACGTAATAGAAAAAATGCTAGAGATGCCAGAACAGAAAAAGAAGTCGAAGAAGATTTAATATTTTGGGAAACTTTTGATAATTTTAACGAATTTATTGAAACAAAAACAAATTGTACTTCTATTCAAAATCCTAAACTTGAAGCAGATGATTTAATTGCAGGTTGGGTACAATCACATCCAGATGATAATCATATTATTGTTTCAACAGACGGTGACTTTGCTCAATTGATTGCTCCTAATGTGTGTCAATACAATGGAATAACTGAAGTAACAACCACACATGAAGGATACTTTGACCCAAAAGGAAAAAGAGTAATAGATAAAAAGACCAAAGAAGAAAAACCTGCACCCAATCCTCAATGGTTGTTGTTTGAAAAATGTATGAGAGGCGATACTGCTGACAATGTGTTCAGTGCTTATCCTGGAGTTAGAAAAAAAGGAACTAAAAAAAAAGTTGGTTTGCAAGAAGCATTTGAAGATAGAAATTCTAAAGGATACAATTGGAACAATATAATGTTACAACGTTGGGTTGATCACAATGGCAACGAACACAGAGTGATGGATGACTTTCAAAGAAATATAACATTGTGTGACTTAACAGCACAACCTGAAGAAATAAGAACATTGATTAACGATGCTATTAATGATGTTAAACCTAAAACTGTTGAACAAGTAGGATTAAAATTAATAAAATTTTGTGCTAAATGGGATATGCAAAAAATTGCAGAATATCCACAAACGTATGCAGAACCATTAAATGCAAAATATAAACTTAAAGAGGAGGCAATAGCATGACAAGTAAATTTTTTGCAAAGCCGATATTAGAAAATAGATTCTGGATATTAGAATCCGACGGAAAAAAAGTAGGAACTATATGTAGACAAGAAGATAGAAGATATATGTTTAGTTGTACCGATGGTACTAGACTGTTTGATAATCAACAACAACTCCAAGGAAGTTTTGATGGAGAGTTGATGTGGGGTACAACATTAAGTGTACCAATAGAAGAAAAGGAAAACGAAGATAATTCAGTTTATGATTACCCTTCAAAATTTAAAGCATTCAATATGGTTTTTGATGTGAAACGTAAATTACCATTGTTTAATAAAAGTAAAAAATCTAAAAGTTTATACTGTGCTGGGTACTATGTTATTCAATTTGAAAAAGGATGGGTTAGAAGTTACTGTCCTAAATTATTAACATTAAACAGTTATCCTTACAAAGGACCATTTAGAACATCATTAGAAATGAAAACGGAGTTGAGCAATGCCAACAAATTACCCTATTAATACAGCCAGTCTGCAACAATTTATACAACAAGTTAAAGGTGCAGACCTTAGTAATCAAAAAGAAGTGCGTTTAGACATCAACACAGCCAAGCAAGTCACGTATAGCCTAGCCACAGTGTTGGCCCGTTTAGCGGGCGACTACGAGGGTCTAATAGCACAGAATACCAGCACAGAAGTCGAAGCAATTGAAATAAAAGTAGACGGCGGTAACTTATAATACTACCTCGAGGTAGATAAATACTCATATAATATGAGTAACATAACACATCTATACATTAAAAAACACAACCAAACAGGGTTGATGTACTTTGGAAAAACGGTTAAAAACCCGGAATCCTACACGGGTTCAGGTGTGTATTGGACTAGTCATCTAAAGAAGCACGGAAATGATGTATCAACTTTATGGACTAAGGCTTTCACAAACAAAAAAGAGTTGAACAAATACGCATTAGAATATTCTAGAAAGCACAACATTGTTGAGTCAAACAATTATGCCAATTTAAAAGAAGAAGACGGCTTAATGGGGGGTGACACAGGCATCAGTCCTGAAGGCAGAAAAATTATTAGCGAAAAATCTAAGAAATTTAGACACACAGAAGAAACAAAAGCAAGAATTAGAAAAGCAAGAGCTTTACAAAAACCAACAATGCTTGGCAAAAAACATTCTATTGAAACAATTATGAAAATTAAAAAAGCAAGAGCTAACCAAAAAAATATTAGAGGAGTTATCCGTGTCGCGACCTAAGCCGACTATATTACTAGAATCCACCGATCGCAAATCTTACAAGAGCGAACAGGTACTTGCGGCTGAAGGTATATGGGCAGTATTCCACAAAAATAAACCATGCAATCTAAAATCAGCAAACATGCTGAACAACTACCCGGGACCAAAATACAAGAAAGTATCGTTTTCAAATCCTGGACACGCATTCAATCTAGCCAAAAAGATGAACACCATGTTCAACACTGAAGACTTCACAGTGGTCAAATTGACCCAGGGTGAAACTGTCAGTGAAAAATGAATTGGAAAGAAACCTACACCAAAATCTTCTTAAAAAATGCTGACATAGGCATCAGCGAAAATACTCTGAAAGAGTATATGCCGTCTTGGTGGAAGAACACTAGAGACAAAGGTTCAGGTGGTTTACGTCTAACTGACGAAGGATTAACATTTATCAAAGACAAACTGCAACTGCAAACATATGATGTACCATTTCCTACTGATTTTAACCTTACCACACAAACCATAATATTTTTGGACAAATATTTAAACTGTCCTTACTACCTAGCAGACGATGGCATTATTGTTACCAACGAAAGAAGAGCAATGGAATTGATGTTGTTTTCTGGAGATATCCGAAAATATGGTATCAATAAAGCACTTTCCCGACTAGAAACCACAGAATAAGTTATCCACAGATCAAATTACCCGCATAAACCTTGACTTCTTAGGCACTTGACTTTTGGTACGTCAGAATGTATTATTAAGTATAACAACAAATTAACGAGGAGTACAAATGGTAAAACAAAGTAAAATACAAGATGCTGGTCTTACAACTAGACAACTTTCGCCTAACAAAGCAAAGGCAAGTATATTACACGCATTAAAAATTAAAAGACCAATATTTTTATGGGGCGGCCCTGGTATTGGTAAATCAGATATTATTCATCAAATTGCTAAAGATATTGATGCTAAGGTGATTGATATCAGATTAAGTTTATGGGAACCTACAGATATTAAAGGTATTCCTTATTACAATTCAAAAGAAAACAACATGACGTGGGCATCACCTTCAGAATTGCCTACTTCAGCAATGGCTAAAAAGCACAAAAATATTGTGTTGTTTTTAGATGAGATGAATTCTGCGGCACCTTCAGTACAGGCGGCGGCGTATCAACTTATATTGAACAGAAAAGTAGGTCAATATGAATTGCCTGACAATGTGTTAATTGTTGCGGCAGGTAACAGAGAGGCAGACAAAGGTGTTGTTTACAGAATGCCTGCTCCGTTGGCAAACAGATTTATCCACTTAGAAATGAAACCGGACTTTGACGACTGGATGGAATGGTCAGTGGCTAACAACATTAACAAAGATGTTGTTGGATATCTAACTTTTAGCAAAAAAGACCTATACGACTTTGATCCTAAATCACCTAGTCGTTCTTTTGCTACTCCGAGATCTTGGTCATTTGTGAGTGAATTACTTTCAGATGATTTAGATGAAAACACTATAACTGACTTGGTCAGTGGTGCAGTGGGCGAAGGACTTGCAGTTAAGTTCATGGCTCATCGAAAGGTGGCTTCGCAGTTACCTAATCCTTCAGATATACTTGAAGGAAAAATAACAGAACTGAAATCGAAAGAAATATCAGCAATGTACTCGCTTACGGTTTCACTATGTTATGAACTCAAAGAAGCAAATGACAAAAAAGATAAGAAATTTAACGACAAAGTTAATAAATTTCTTAGATTTATGATGGATAATTTTGATACAGAACTTGTTGTTATGGGTATCAAGATGGCATTAACTCAGTATCAATTACCGATTGATCCTGATGCTGTTAAATGTTTTGATGAATTCCACGAAAAATACGGCAAATATATTACTGCCGCTCAAAGCATCAAATAATAGTGTTGAATATAGGGCACTTTTTACCGGTGCCCTATACCAAAAAAGAGTTGACTAATTTACCAAAAGAAAGTATAATAGTATTATGAGCACAGACACTTTAGAAATAGAAAAAAAAGAATTAAGTCCAGAAGAATTAAAAAACTTAAGAGCAGAAGTTATTGATAAAATTGTGGTTGCTAGAGTTGGATTGTTATTAAGACATCCTTTCTTTGGTAACATGGCAACAAGATTACAAATTAAAGAGTGTGATGATTGGTGTCCTACTGCCGCAACTGATGGCAGAAACTTATTTTTTAACACAGAGTTTTTCAGCAAGATGACATCTAAAGAAATTGAATTTGTTATAGCACATGAGATTCTTCATTGTGTGTTTGATCACATGACAAGAAGAGAAGACAGAGATCCACAACTTCATAATATTGCTTGTGATTACATTGTGAACAATACTTTGGTTAGAGATAACATTGGTGAAAAACCAAAAGCAGTACAAATATTTCAAGATTGGAAATATGACGGTTGGGCAAGTGAAGCCGTGTATGACGACATTTATAAAAAAGGTAAAGAGCAAATGGAACAGTTAGGTAAACTGTTGGACGAACACATTGATTGGGAAAAAGGTGAAAGTACAGGTGGAACAACGCAAGGTCCTAACAGTGGTGGAAAAGGTAAAGGTCCTACATATTCAAAAGAAGAACTGGAAAATATTAAGAATGAGATAAAAGAATCAATGATGTCGGCGGCCCAGGCGGCTGGTGCTGGAAATTTACCAGCAGAAATTGAAAGAATTATTCAACAATTCACAGAACCTAAAATGAATTGGAGAGAATTATTACAGCAACAGATTCAAAGTGTAATTAAAAATGATTATACATTTTCAAGACCTAGTAGAAAAGGATGGCATTCAGGAATAATACTTCCAGGTACAAATTATGATGAGACCATAGACATTTGTATTGCTATTGATACTTCAGGATCTATCATGAGTCAACAAGTGGAAGATTTTTTAGGTGAAGTACAAAGCATTATGGAACAATACAGAGATTACAACATTAAAATATGGTGTTTTGACACTGATGTTCACAATGAACAAGACTTTAATTCATCTGGCGAAACATTAGAATCATACAAAATAGAAGGTGGCGGTGGTACTGACTTTATGGCTAATTGGGAATACATGAAAGAAAACGACATTGTTCCTAAAAAATTTATAATGTTTACAGATGGCTACACATGGGATGGTTGGGGAGAAGATGATTACTGTGACACTGTGTTTGTGATCAATGGTCACCACGACAAGAACATGGAGGCACCTTTTGGTACTACTGTGCATTATGAATAATGTTTTCAAAAACTAATCAAGTAAACCCGTTAAATTATTTCAACTGTAGGCAGTTTACCAAAAAACCTCACGGATTAGAATTTCTCAAATTAAACTATGATTGGAATGACAACGAAGAACTTTTGGAGAAGTGGATTTTAGAAAACCTAAAAGGAAGATTCTATATTGGTAAACATTTAGGAGTTGATGTAGACAAAAAAATTGTAAACCATATTTTGGTAGGATTCGAAAACTCCAAAGAGCTATCAATATTCAATCTTAGTTGCCCATTTATCAAACGTCATTAAATACTTCTGTATACAACAATAAAGGAGCATTTTAAAATGACAGATACAAACCAAACAAAAACTGTAACGACTCCGACGAAAGATGAAGTAGTTGGAAAAGATGTTGCAGGCATGGCACCAAAAGTTCAAGCAGGTGCTGGAGCAGAACTTACTGTTCAAGACTTAAACGTCCTTAAACAAATTATCGATGTTTCAAGTCAACGAGGAGCATTCAAAGCCAACGAGATGGCAATGGTGGGTGCAACTTATAATAAACTAGAAGCATTTTTAAAGATTGTTGAACAGTCTCAAAAAGATGCCAATTCACCAGAAGGTGAAAAACCAGCGGAGGCAAAATAATGGCCGACATTAAACATGTAGGAAAACTAAAAGGCAGTGGAGCAAAAGTTGTTGTTGCTTACAGAACAATTCCTGGAGATTCAAAATCAGCAGTTGTTATTGAGACAGCAAAAATAGATCCATTGGATCATGACGCTTTGATCAAAGTTGTTGAAAGCAATGAAGGTCAAACGGCATTTGAATTGTATGAAGTATTGCAAAGGAATCTAGCACCTAATAGTGAAGTGATGTTGAATAAATTTCACACAGGTGGATTTATGAAAAAAGTTCCAACTAACTCAGTTGAAATGACACCAAACACTACAACTTCAATTCAGTTAGATGAATTAAACAAAATCATCGCTAAACAAAGAGGTATAGGTATTGATGACCTAGCAGTGACGCCATCAAACACGTCGGCTCCTACTAAAGTGGCACAAAGTCAGATGTCATCAGCAAGTAAAGAGCAACCTTTAACAGACGAGAAATTAGCGGCAAACTTAAGAAGTGATGCTGATCGTTTGTACAAAGAGGCAAAACTACTTAGAGAACAAGCGGAAGAACTTGTACCTACTAAGAAAAAGTCTAAGTAAAGCATAGTGTCTGTAGTGGTCAAATTCCGTAAAAAACAATTGCCTAAGGAAGTAGTGGCTCACTGGCCCGAAGTGTTTTCGGACCTACACATAGAGTCAATACCAATTGAATATTTGCTGTCTATCAAAGTAGAATTTAAAGACGGCAAGAATTGGGAAATTCGTGTTAAAAAGAACCGTCAGAAATTGACCAACAAGGAATTAGAGAAGAATATCAAGGAACTGTTTCAACATTACGGAAACAGCATCAAAAACGTTGATTTTAGGATAGATACCAACAAGGTTAAAGCAGATATTCAAAAACGTACTAAAACCTTCCTAAAAAAGCGGAAATAGTAACTCCAGCAATCTGCACAGCGGAATAAATACACTATAATATACGTTAGGAGCATATTACAAATGGCATTACAAAT